GCACGAACGTAAGCACGAGCAACGTTTTGAGATACATAGATATATAAATCTTCTTTTCCGTATAAAGCAGCAGGAATAGCATCAACTACTTTTCCTAATTCAGCAATAACGTTAGCAGCAGTTACAGCAGTACCAACTACGTCGATAACAGTTGCATCAGCAGTAGCTAAAGTAACGAATCCGTCAAATTGACCTGCAGTAGCAGTAGCACCTCTCCAAATTGATACTTCGTTGTTTTGAGCAGCTTTAGCAGCAACGTGCGCTAATAAGAAATCTTGAAAAGAAGGTGGCATTGAATCAAATGCAGAATATCCCATTTCGATGGCTTCCCAATCGCTGCGGAAATCTTTTTTACACAATTGCAGGTTAATTTGGAATTCCTCAGGGGTGATGATTCTTTCAGTTAAAGTAACTGTAGAAGTTGCATCGAAATCACAAGTAGCATCTTTAACTAAATCGTTAGTTGCTAATTTTTTAATTACTTCTTTAAAAGCAATGTTTGGTTTTACTTCAATACCACCGTTTTCGATAGTAGAGGCAGACAATAAAGCAGCAGAAATATATTTCCCTGCAAACTGACCTGCATAAGTAGTTGTAATAGAAGTTGTAGTCGCCATTTTTTAATTATTTAAAGTTTGAAATTTTGTTTAATACAGAATCAAAAGTTGTTTTGGTTCTATTTTGTGAAAAAGTATGTAACTCTCTTTTAGTTGTAGCTTCAGGATTGTGTGTTAAAGGCTCAGCAGATAATTCTACTTCTTTAACTTCAACTTTAGCTAATTTTAATTCTTCGATTTCTTTTCTTAAAGATTCGATTTCAGCAAAGAACATTTCTTTAGTAACTGATTCAATTACTCTTTTAGGTTCTTTTACTTCGGCCATTTCTTGCTCTACTTCAACTTCTACTTCAGCAGGTGCTTCTTCAGCAACCGGTGCTTCCATTTCTTTGATTTCAGCAATAATACCTTCTTCGGCTACGATTAAAATCATACCATCTTCTAACTTATATTCTCCAACAGGTAAAGCAATTCTATCTTCTTCGTTTACGATGAAAACACTTGCACCTGCTTCAAATACTTCAGCTTCGATAATAGTACCATTCTCTAAAGCCATTTGAGCAAGTTTTACTTCCATTCCCAATAAGGTTTTGATTTGGTTAATTACGTTCGACATTATTTATTTATTTTGATTAAAATCTTTTTGCGTATTCAGCTGATTCAGTCGCCATTTTAGCAACATCAGTTTTCCATTCTTCCCAAGCATTCATAGTGTTTCTTGCATCTTGAACAACAGGTGTATTAGAAGCGTCTAAACCTAATTCTTTTGCAGCTGCTTCAATCTCTTTAATCATTGACCATAAATTAGCAGATAAAGGCATTCCTGATTTTGCGTTAGATGAAAATTCATTAAACTTTTTACCTAAAGCAGATGCTTCACTTTTTAATTTATCTAATTGGTCTTGGTATTTTTGACCTGCTGCTAAATCTTTAGTTACTTTAGCTGATGCAGCTTGTAAATCTTTTAAATTAGCTAACTCAACTTTTTGTGTAGCAAGTTCAGTTTTGAATAATTTGTTGCCTACGGATTTTAACGTACTCATTCGTTTTTTGTTTTAAAATTAATATTATAAAGTTTTGTTATATTTTTAACAATTAGTTACTAACTCTTACGATAGTTCTTGGCTCGTTAACATTGTTAATTAATGATTCACCACCTTGTGAAAGTGTAGCACCAATTCCTTGATTTTGTAAATCACCATTGCAACATTCTTTACTGTAGGTACTGTCCGCACATAGACAACCTCTGTTTCCGCCCTTTGGGCTTGTTCTGCTTTTAGTTTGTTTGCTCATATTAGTATTTATTGTTTTGTGTTCTTTGAATAAAATATATTACATCGTGTATATTTCCTGAATGACTTGCTTTGATTTTAACGCTTAAACCATTTGTTACTACGTCTGAATCAGCATAGTATTGAAAAGTTTTTGCGTAGGTATGTTCAACGTTGTTTCCTTTTGGAAAAGTAATTGTATCACGTACCCTATCGTAAGGCGTTCCATTGCCACCTTCAAGATAAATATCAACGTGTCCGTTTGCGTTGCTTATTTGTGCTTTAAATGCTATTGTAACTATATATACATCGTTTTCAAACTCTGCTCTTAATTTATTTCCTGAATAATAATCTATTGCAGAATTTATATTTGTGTCAATTACAAAACCTTTATTGTTTGGAACTGTAAAAGCAGTTGTAGTAAAAGTAAAAGGTGAAGCATTTGTATATTGTGTATCATCATATCTTGCCCAACCTAAACCCATATTTCCCGATTGAGGTGGATATACTCTAACTTGTTCGCCATTAAAACCCATAAATAATGCTTCATCGGTTACAAGCATAGCACCTTGTTCGATATTTACATTATCGACTTCGGTTTGAGTTGTTTCTTGAACGTGAACTTTATAAGCGGTATTATTCGTTGTAGCCATTAAACGTTATTTAAAATTTGTTTAATTTTTTCAATTAGTTCTTCTTCTTCAGTAAGTACTTTGCTTAATTCTTTTTTCTTTTCTAATTGGTCAGCAAAATGTCCTTCTAAACTAAAACCTTTTACCTTGCCTGTTTTAACGTAGTCGTTCCAAATTTCGTCATTGTCTACTTTTATACTTGCCATCCAAGTACCAAGCGGAACATTTAAATTATATAACGCACTTTTATCTTTAGTTAAATCTTCAACTATCCAAGATTCAACAACTGTTAAACCTTCAATAACTTTTGAATGCTCTAATGTTGAATTGCCTTGATTGCCATTCTTTAAAAACAATTGAGACGCTTTTACAACAGTATCTTTTGAAAAATATATATAGTATTCATCTTCGCCATTTCTTCGGTAAATTGGCTTTTCAGGAATTAAAACCGCACCCATTAAAATACGTTTCTCTTTATTTATTTCAGCAAGTTTAATTTCTTCAGATTTTAACGCTACAAAATCGGATTCAATAGCAGGTGATTCAACTACGCTAATAGCTTCTACACCTTGCATTTCTTCTTTGTCGTCTATAATTAATTCTATTAGATTCATTTGTTTTATTTTAAAAATTAAGTTTTAATTAAATTGTTTTTTTGTAAACAAATTTGTTTATATTATCCAATACTTGCGTTTCTTACAATAGATCTATCTAAAGCCTGCTGAGTGGTTACGTTGTTAGCAACTACATACGCTTGAACGGGTTGTTGAGCGCCTAACGTTTGTGCAATTTGATTAACTCCGCTATTGCCTACAACATTAAAACTTGGAGCTGCAGCTGCACCACCACCTGCGCCACTTATTGAAGGTGCAGAACCACCACCACCACCTTTTGGAGTCTTTACAGATAATATTTTTTTAATATTCATTAAACCACCTGCTACAGCAATACCTGCATAAACAGCACCTAAAGCAGGGGATGCTACAGTTGGAACAGGCAAAAACGCTGATTCATAAGCCTTTTGTGCTGTACTATAAGTTGAAATAGCAGTTGATGCTACTGCAAAAGCCTTTCCTGCAGTTGTACTTTCACCTGCCAATGCGCTCATATTTTGCAAAGCATTACCTATACCTTCTAATTGCGCTTGTTTAGCTTGTTTTTCTAATTCACCAATTTGTATCCTTGCATCAGAATATTGTTTTTCAATAGTTGTTCTTTGTGCTTCACTTAATGATTTATCTTCTAACAATAAACGTTCTTGTTCTATTAAAGCGTTTCTTTTAGTTTCAAAACTTAATGCTTCGTCGTCTATTAATAGTTGTTGGTTTTCTATTGCTTTTGTTCTTTTAAATTCAGCAATAGCATCTTCAGCTAATAATATTTGTTGGTCTAATTCTTGTTTCTTTAATGCGTATGTATTTTCAGCATCCACTTTGGCTTGTGTACCTGCATTTGCAGAATCTATAACATTTTGTAAATTTTTTAATTCAATTATTTTGTTTTGTTCTAACGCATCTTTTTTAGCTTGTAATTGTGCTTCTTCATTTTTAATTCGTTCTGCATTAAAGTTAGCCTCATTGATTGCTAATTGTGTTTCAGCTTCTTGTTTGGTTTTAGTTAAATCAATAAGTTCTTTATTTAAAGCTAAATCATTTGCTTTTTGTTCAGAACGCAAACCTTCAATTTGAGCTAAAACTCCTTCACGATTACCTAAAGCAGTTGTTAATGCTACTTGATTTTCAATATTGTTATTTTGTGATAAAGTAGAACGTGCAGCAGCTATCTGTGCATCAGCTTGTCTTAACATAGCTTTTTGTTGATTTTCTAATACATCTTTTAATTGATTATTAGCTTTAATTCTATCTTCAACACTATTACGTTCTTCATCACGAACTTGTCGCAACTTCTCAGCTTGTCTATCGTATTGTTCAACTAAACGTGCTTGATTTGCTTCAGCTAATTTTGCAGTGTTTTGTAATTGCACATTTGCTTTAGCTTGGGCAATAGCACCTGATACTGATATTTTAGAAATACCATCAACGCTACCTTCAATAACTGCACCTACTTCGCTAACTGCTTTACCGATGTTATTAGCAACTTGTTTACCTGCGGCAACCGCATCAGTTCCTACTTCTTTTAAACTACCTTTAGTTTCATTTATACGCTCAGTAAGTTTCTTAATTGTTTTTGGATCTTTATCACCAAACAAAGATTCTTCCCAAGCTAAACGAACTTCATCGATAGTTAATTTAATTCCGTAAAATGCTAATTTTAAAGGTGTTAAACCTAAAGTTAATAAACCACCTATTGTCTTTTTTAAACCTTCAAAACCATTTGTAGCACTACCAACTTTTTCAACCATTGAAACAATTATGTTCGTAACTTGTGAAAAGATATTTGACACAGTACCCATCACAACTGCAAAAGTATCAGCAACCTTTTGATTGCCCATAAATACTTCTTTTAAAGTACTTAATGCACCAATGATCAAACCAATACCCATAGCTTTAATAGCTAAACCTACGCCTTTAAAACCATCTGCTAATGACTTGGTAGATTTTTCAGTATCTTCTGTAGCTTTCTCAATGTTGTTAATAGACTTGGAAGCAGCTTTGCCTAAATCTTCAAATTGGCCCGTTAATTTTTTTACGTCTTTTTCAGCGTCAGATGCATTTACATCAATTTCTATTGTTTTCTTAATTGCCATTTTATTGTTTGTTTTAATTCTTTAAAGTTTTCGGGCATCTTGTATTTTCCTTTTGCTATTGCAATCGCTTCGCTATCTTGTTCGTTTAACAATGGTAGCATTTCTAATATAAGTTTAAGCATCCTGTACTATTATTATTCTATCATCTAAATTACTAACTATTGTTGCAATACGTTCGGGGCCTATATTTGCTTTTATTTGCACATCAACGTAGGTATCCCCATTTGTTAACGTTGTTATTAATCCCTCAGGATCAGATTCTATTGTCCAAATTAGCGGGTTAATTGATGTAGTATTAAAACGTAAAATTTGAACTGAATTGTCAGTTGTTCTTATTGTACTATTATTATAATTAATACTTCTAAAATCTTGTATTAATTCAAAGTCACTTTCAAACGTTGTTAAATCAGTTGTAAATTGGTTTATAATGTATCTTTTATCACGTATTACAATTCTGTCGTTTAATTTTAAATTCAATAACTCTAAATAAGGCAAACGCATTTTAACTTTTACCAATCTTGATTTTAAACTATAAAGGTTATTTAAGTAATCTAAATAATAATTAGAAAATAAAGTTCTGTAAACATTTTCAAAATATACAGTACTAACTTCAACTCCCCAATTCAATGTGTTAGTTTGGTTTCTATTTACATTAACATCAGCTCCGAATACATTTGCGTAATTAAAACTAATAGGAGTGTTTATACCATCACTAAAGTACCAATCAACATCAAACGTTTGTCCACCTGTAAAATATAAAATAACTCCTTTAGGTTTAAATGGTTTTAAATCAGGTTTAAACGCATATCCTACTTGAGGTAAAGAAGTAGTTGATATTGTATTATTCCAATTATTAAATAATAAATTCTCAAATGGTAACTGTATTGTGTAATCACCACCGTCGTTAAAGAAAGAATAATTTAAATCACCATATTCACGAGCATTTCTGTCATAGAAAGTTCTATTTAAAACACTCTCATTTTTTTGGTATTTAAAATCTATTTTCTTGTATGGTTTTACTCTGTCAAATTGAAAATCAGTAGTTGTATATCCGCTAAAATCTTTTATTTTTCCTAAAAAATACCAATTTTCTAATTGCTCAATAGTAAAGTTTACACCATCTTCGCTATAACAAGTTAAGTTAAACATTTTTAACATACCTGAAAAGAAATCACTTACTTTCATATCAGGTGCAATAAATGATAAATCCATTAAGTTATTCATAAGTATAGAACCACTATCACTAAAAGTAGTTATTAATCCATCGGTAGGTTGAATTGGGTTACTTACAATAAATTTATTAGCAGTATAAGTATAGTTAAAAGTAGGAGTAGAAGCACTAAATGCTTTTTTAATTGCAAAAGAAAAAACTCCTGCACCTGTTTGTGTTCCTAAAGTATAGCTTATTGAATCAGTAACACCTTGAACAGAACCAAAGAATACATTATTTTTATAAACTATTAATGTCATATCAAATGGTGTAGCACTTGTAACGTTAACAGTAAATGTTCCACTATCTTCAAATCCTACTGCAGTAACTGTATTGTTTGTAGCATCAGCGTAAAAGTTACCATCATTTTCAGTAACTTGTATTTCAATTTTACGTTCAGCAGTTGTCATTGTGTACGTTTCAGCTTCGTTATTCTTAAGCCACAAATATGCTTTTGTAAAACGTTCATCGTTTAAAAATACACCATTAAAGTTTACATTGTATCTTGTTTCAAAAGCATTAAGTATTAAAGGCAATTTTATTGCAGGGAATAACTCATTATAAACTATCGGATAACTACTCGATGTAGGTGCTTCAGGGTCTGCTGAATTCCAAGTACGTTTTGAACTAATCAAAGGAAATAATACATCAGTTTGTGAGGCAGATAAGGCATTTGTAACTAAATCTTGTACTAAGTCACCACTATACGAAATCGTGTAATCATTTAACTCTTTTACATCCTGTAATTTCTCATCACCGAACTTATCTATTAAACTCTTTAATTCTCCATAGAAAGTTAGCTTATAATCCTCTACTCTGTTATTCTTAATAGTAGCTCCCTCTAATTGCCATCTACCAATACGAAAAGTTTGTGTGTCGATTTCAATATAACCACTATATCTTATGCGTTGGTCAAAAGCATTGTCTAAACTATTCTCGTACCAATGTTTAAATATTTCGTTATTGTTTGCACTTGCAGGAATAGTAAAACTTTGCGAGTAGTCAGTAAATATTTTTGAAATATCGCTAATATTTTGAATCGACGAAGTAACAGATATTTTTTCATCTTCAAATAATTCAATACGATTGTAAGTATTTAATTCTGCAAAGCTACTGCCTAAAGATTCTATTGTACTTGTTAAACAACTACCTGCTTCAAATGTACCACCATCAGCTTCAACTCTATTTATAAAGTTGGTTAACGTAGCAACATCTGCGTTCTGATATTTAGGAGTTTTAATAAATAAAGCTACTTCCATTTATATTACATCGTTAATTAGTCCGAAGTTGTATTCAAATTCTATTTCGTAATTGATAACCTTATTGTTTAAACTTGTTTTCTTTTCGCTTGTCTTGCTTTTTACTACTGCAGGTTTACCACCTAATAAAACAGTTTCACTTAAAAGCAAATCTTGAATCAACTCAAAGTAATTTTCATCAACCCAACCTGTATTACATTTTATTGATTGTTTACCTTGATGATTAAAACGCTTTCTTTGCCCTTGTAAGACATTATAATCTATACTTGAAGGTAACATATTAAATTCTTTAAATTCTGTTTCTATTGCTTCCGTAGACGCTTTAAAAAACGTTAAGAATTGCCAACCACCAAAACGATTTACAAACGTACAAATAACAGGTGTGTATTTAGGTTCACAAATTATTTCTGATTTAAACTCAAAGTAATCGTCCCCATTAACATTTGCAGTTAAAGGTATTTTATACATAGTATCATTAGCAACTGTTAAAGTACCATAGCCTATTATATCATAAGTTCCCGCTTCATAAAACACATTTACATAAGGTACAACCGAAGCCCATTTTTGAAAAGTAATAGCAGGGTTAACTAAAGGTTTTACAAAATAATCGTTATATTGATTATAACCTATTGAATAATTAGTATATCCGTTTAAACAAATAAATGTTTCGTCTACAACTTCTACATCGTCTGAATAAGAAATTACTCGCATATAACACCAAGTATTTACATTTTCTTCAGTAGGTACACTAACAACTACAGGTGAAATAGGTTTGATAAATTCACTTGCATAGTTTGCTACATTCCAAGCTAATTTGTTTTGGTTTGCACTTGGTACATTTTTAGTCAAAGTATAATTTGGAGTTGTAGGTTCTGTAGTTCCTTTGTTCCAAATAAATATTTCAAGTTTTCCTGTTAATTGTCCTGCTTCGTCTACTTCGATAAAGTAAGGGCTTCTGATAAATATTTTCTTCATTATTTTGTAATTGTATATTTTAAAAATTGTTCTATATCTAAACCATAGGCTTCAACTAATTCATCAGGTAAACGTTCAAATGCTTTTTCAAATGGTTTTGTAAAAAATAAACTTGGCTTAATTCCGTTTTTAAATATTCCACGTGTAATTAAAAAAGCAGTTGACTTATAAGACATAAACTTTCCATTCTCTTTTCTAAATTGAAATCTACGTTTTGTTACCCAATCTTCAATAGGTTTTATAGGTGGTCGTTTACTTTTATAGCTAAACGGAGTATTGTATTTCTTTTTTGTACCACTTACACCTTGATCTTGAAACATCCCGTAATCTTCCATCAAGAAAGTCATTCTAAAACTATTAGCGCTTACTTCAATATCAGCATCTAAACTATTGTATAATGCTTTTGTGTTTGTCTTTCCGCTTTTAGATAAATTGCTTCTACTCTGCTGAATAACATATTTAGCAAAGTCGTTTAGATATTTATATGTTTGTTCTTTATTTTGCATTTAGCAAATAGTAATATTGTTTCTAACTAATACATCAAACGTAACCGCCCAACCCGCTAAATCGTTTTCAAATCGTTCGGTAAAAGGCTCAAACGTAGGAGTGCCTGTTAACTCCCAAAAGTCACTACGCAAATCACCACGATTCAATCTATTTAAAACTCTTGTGCCTACTAACATTTGAGTATTCCAAATATCAACCTTATTATCTACTTCTTCTTTTTGATCGATAATATCCATTAACAACATTGTAATATTAAAAGATAACACATTGCCTTGATGCGTTGCTTGATTAATAATAATGTGACTCAAAGGAAACATTGTTTGTTTGTTTAAATCAACTGCGAATATATCACCTTCGGTAACCGTGTTTACAAAAGGTTCTTCTAATAACGCTTCTTTGATTTCTCTAATAATTCTATACACCATTTTTTCTTATGTTTTTAATTTCTATTTCTGTTTTTTCCTTTTCAAACATTAACCAAGTCATTAAAGTTGTGATCGGTAGTTTGGTAACTGAATTGAATCGGAGAATATCCCCTTGAGCTGCTGCGTAAATTGATTGATACCAACCCCATTTTTTTCCAAAACTTGCTTCGCTGCTTCCGACTGTTCCACTTCGCTCTGTATATAATGACTCAAAGCGATCCCGCAATCGTTGAGCAAAGTCCAAAAAAAAAGCATAGAACCAAGTGCAATATCTAAAGGCATATATTTTAAAACCTCTGAGTACTTGTCTGCAGCTTCGTAATCTTCTATGATATATAAATCTTTAACTTTATTTTTAATTGGTCTAAAAAGAACTGCCATAGCTTTATGCAGCGTTTCAGTATCGCCAAGGTAGGTTTCTAAATCTATAAATTCACCTGAAGTAATATCTTCTATTTTAGGAATAAAACCAAACTCGTAAATACCAAGTTTAAATGTTCTTGTTAGTTTAGGTTTTGTTTGTAGTAATGTATTTAAGTGAACAAGCAAAGAATCAGTATCAGCTACTTTTATTCTTGCTACATCCTTAAGTTCAATATCACAAAATATTTCAATAGTCTTTTGATTTACAAAATGACTTGCATCGTTGTTTTGTATTAACTTCTCAAACTTTTGGTATTGATATAAAGTAATTTCGTTTAATGATTCAGGTACATTAATATCTACTTTCATATTTTATTTTAAAAATTAATTAAAGTAGGAATTGTATAAAACAAAAAAGGTAGCCATTTCTGACTACCAATTCTTAACCAACTTTAAACTAACTCTAAACTAATTTTAAATTTAATACTTCGTACAATTCAAATACTTTATTCGTTAAAGTTTCGTCTTGTTTGTATTTATCGTTTCCTAATTTCTTTGCACCATTTACGTTGATCTCTATTTTAACGTAATTGATTTTTCGTTTGCCTACAAAATAAACATCACCTATCACTATTGGATAAATAGTTATTCCGTTATTCAGACAATTCTTTATCGCTTTTAAGTTCACGGTAAATTAAATAAAAGGTTAATAATGCAAAAGCTATTTGAACTAAATAATCGTTACTTGCCATTGCTATTGATGCTGATAATACTCCTGATACTGTTCTCATAATTTCTATTTGTTTTGTTTGTTATTGATACGCAAATATACAACTGTTATTAACAATACAAAAGTATTTTAAAACTTTAACAAAACTTTAACATTTAAACCTGCAACATATAAGCAACATTCTGTTTAGCCACTTCGTACATAGCTTTCATTTTCTTTATTTCTCCAACGTTACGAGGCATAGCTATTTGTACATTGTTATTCGTTACCAAATAAATGTAACATTCAATAGTTGCTATGATTTCCCCGTATGTCATTAATAGATATAATAGTTTCCTTTGTGTGGGTTTTCTAATTGGTAGCTTACTGCATAACGTAAAGCATCAATCAAGTGGTTGTGTTTGTCTATTGGTGTATTTGATTTCTTTTCCAACCAACAATAGTTATTCAATTCTTTAATTAAGTTAATTGATTCAGGTGTTACTATTAAATCGTAGTCTTGTAGTAAACTGATTCCGTATGTAACGCTGCCTTGTCCTTTAATTGTAGGAACTATGTTTAAACCTAAATTAGCTAACTCACTTATTAATCTTGGTTCTGCACTATCAGCAACTATTAAAGCATCGTTAACGTATTGCCTATTTAAGTTGTATATCTGCGACGTTGTTAGTGCTTGTAAAGAGAAACATTCATTAATATATATTCGTTTGTTAGAAGCGTCTATATTGCATTCTATTAATGTAGTCGGGTCATTACTAAAACCAAAATCTTGACCAAAGATACTTTTACCTACCTGCTCGTATTTTCCTATTGACCAATTATTAAATATAACTCCTTCGGCTTTATCCAACCAACCACCTAATATTTGATGTTTATATTTTTCGGGTCTTCTATTCTTTATGTTTTCTATTTGGTTAATAAAAGATTCAGAAAGGTTTTCTATATTATCTAAATACGTTGTATGGATATATGTAGTGTCTCCGTTTATTAAATTGCTTCCTGATTGTATTCCTTTATCTTCAAAGAATTTCTTATATATAAAGTGTTCTTTTGTTGCAGGATTCAAAACCAATATAACTCTGTTTTGTATTCCTTTTGTTCTTATACTAAAGTCTATCTTTTCAAATGTTTCTTCATCTGTTAGTTCTTCTGCTTCATCTAATACCCAAGTAGTAACACCGGCTAATGATTTTAAGTTTGCAGTTTGAGTTCCGCTGCTTGTTTTAATACCTTTAAACAATATCTTAGATCCTGTTTTTAAATTAATGATTTCGTCTTTAGTAATATAAAAATCATTGCTTAAATCAGCTGACTCTATCTTGTCTATAAATTCAGGTATAATAGAAACGTTTGCAGAAGTTAAAGTATAACGTGTAAATAATATAACGTGTCCTACTTCGTAAGTAAGCAATAATAAAAAGGAATTAAGGGAATAGGATTTACCGCTTCCCCTTCCACCTGTAATTACAAAGTATCTACTATCGGAACCTAATAAATTATATTTGTTATTTAGACTTATCAATTTTGAATATATCTTTTATGTCGAAGTCGTTAATGTTATGCGTTGTTTCGATTGTTTCTTTTGGTTTGCCAAATATATGTTCGGCTACAAATAACTGTCCACGTTGCGAACTTAACAAAGTATCTTTAACAAAAGTAATTTTAGCTTCGTCGTCTACTTCTGTATTGTATAATTGTTTCAAAGCATTTACAAATAATGTATTTACTTTTTGTTCTTCTACTTTAGGTTTACGTCCTGCAGATTTATGACCACCATTGTTTTTTCTTCTATCTTCCATAATTATAAAAGCAATTATTATTAATTATACTCAATTTAAAAATAATAGGTTTTAATTATTGTTAATCTTCTACTTCCCAATAGTAATCACATTGACCATCTTCAATAGGTGATTCAATAAAATAAGATTGTCTTATACTTGGTTCAGCTTTATATCTATAACAGGTTGATTTCAATTCACAACCTTGTCCGTTGCACATTGTTATATCAGGCATATCTTTAAT